ATCAATAGCCTCTATCCTAAACTCTGGTCTGTTGCTTCAACTACCTTTACCTTTAATGCAAGCCAGACAACCTATGCCCTGCCTGATGATTTAGAGTCAATCCTTTATATGTCGTGGCAAACAACAGGATCAAGCCAAGAATGGCTACCTATCAACCGTTGGCGTGCAGATCAAATGGCAAACGTTGCTACTTTTAATACACAAAATACAGTAAACCTTTACGAGAACATCCAGCCTGGACGAACAGTACAGGTCTGGTATACAACCACTCCTAACACTTTAGATAACCCAACAGATGACTTTGCGGATGTAACAGGGTTACCTGCCTCATCTGTTGAGGTGGTAATCCTAGGTGCATCATATAAGTTGCTCTCATATGTAGATGCTGGTCGTATCAACCTAAGTTCAGCAGAGGCTGACCTTAACGATACCAAGATCCCAAGCACAGCAGGTGTTGCATCATCTCGTTATATCTTTGCTCTGTACCAACAGAGACTAAGCGAAGAAGCGCTAAAGTTACAAGACAAGTACCCAATCCGTATCCACTACACAAGCTGAGGCAGATAAATGACTAGACAATATTCAAGTATTAGCGTTGAGACAACGCTGGCTAGTAGCATTAACACAACTGTTACTACTATAACAGTGGCAACTGGTACTGCTACAGCCTTAATGGGTGGTATCACATTAGCCGGTGGTAACGTAGATATCTTTACGGTTGCACTAGATGCAGATACGGTTAACGAAGAGATTGTATTTGTAACAGCAGTATCTGGTGACACTCTAACAATCAGTCGAGGTCAAGCTGGCACTGGAAGTGCTGGAGTATCTGGTATAGCACATACTGCTGGAGCATCAGTCAAACACGTGCTCACCTCATCTGACTTAATCTTCTTTCGTAATAGCGCATCGCCTGTAACATCCTTTGCATTTAGCGGATCTACATCTGGAACTACCACAGTGCAGGCAACTGCTATTGCTGGTACTAATACGTTGACCCTGCCTGCTACAAGTAATGATACCTTGGTAGGCAAGGCAACTACCGATACTTTAACTAATAAGACTTTAACAAGTCCTGTTATTTCTGCTGGAACTCTTGCTGATTCCATAGTTAAAGGCTTGAATGAGGATGTCAATATTGTTGCAGCGGCTGCAACTGGAACTATCAACTTTGATGTTGGAACTGCTTCAATTTTGTACTACACCACAAATGCAACAGCGAACCACACTCTTAACTTCAGATACTCAAGCGGTGTTTCATTAAATACTTTTATGGCAGTAGGTGATTCACTTACTGTTGTTTGGCTCAATACAAATGGAGCGACTGCTTACTATCCAAGTGCATTTACCATTGATTCAGTTTCAGTAACTCCTAAAGTTCCTGCTGCTATTACTGCTGGTAATGCTTCCGCTATTGACGCTTATACGTTTACAATTATCAAGACCGCTTCTGCTACTTGGACTGTCCTAGAGACACAAACTAAGTTTGCTTAAAGGGGATTAAATAATGACGTTAATTGCTTCTCGTGCGAATGGTTCTGCTAGTGGTTTTGGTGGGTTAGGTGTTACACCAGCCCCACCTCCACCACCTCCACCACCCCCACCACCTCCTCCTCCTCCACCACCTCCACCACCTCCACCACCTCCTCCTACTTGGTACTGCTCTGGTTATGAAGAAGAACCTGGTAATCCACCACTTCAATATCGGTACACAAGTGGTACTGATGATACGTTCTGTAGTGGAACTTTTGTTACAGTTTGTTCTACAAGCGGGTACCCTGCATATCCAACCTTACCTTGCTAAGAAAGGAATCTAATGAGCAATGTAAAACCTTGGGATATGGTAAACGGAGCACCAAGAGCTACAGCCGAAGAAGCAGAGAGAAGATTTGAAATCTGCAAAGGTTGTCCGGAAATCATAGAGCTAACCTCTACCTGTAAAAAGTGTGGCTGTTTTATGTATATGAAGACTAAACTTGCAGATGCAACTTGTCCAATGGAAAAATGGTAAAAGTGTTTAACGCTAAGACTATAGAAAACTTTCTTTTGGAAGAAGAGTGTAAACACTTAATAGATCTCGCCATAGAAAAAGATTTATGGCAAGAGATTCCAGATTCTGTTTGGGATAAAAGAAGCACTCATATTCAGTCTGTATATAACGGTATGCCCAAGGAAACATTTCTCTTGATGCAAAGTCTAACTTTGCGGATAAAAGATTTTATAGAGAATAATCTATCCGATGGAGTACCGGTCTATCCTGACATAGTCTGTATTAATAGATGGTTCCCTGGTATGTCTCAGCCACCTCACGCTGACGATATGACAAATACGGATGTCAAAGGACTAGAGGCAAGAGCCTACGGTTCTATAATCTATCTTAATACAGACTATGAAGGTGGACATACTTACTACCCAACACACAACGTTGAGATAGTTCCGCAGATCGGAATGGCAGCTATCCATCCTGGAGATGTAGAACATTTGCACGGAGTCACAGAGGTTGAAAGCGGTATGCGGTATACAATTTCATCCTTCTGGGTAAAAGATAAGGATAAAGGAATTGACTGGTCCATATATCAATGATTTAGGATATGAAGTTCCTGATAATTTAATACTGGTTGTGCCTCACTCAAAAGACAATGATGGCTTTTGGGAAGAAGTAATAGTCCCGTTAAAGGGTAAAGTTAAAAGAGACTGGTTTAATAAACATTTTTATTTCTGTTTACCTTTGGTAATAGGAAATCAATATGGATTTGGAATACAGTCACTAAGAGATTTTACCCTGTACTGGGAGGGTGGCGACAAAGAGGTAAAGATAGACTACCTAAGTTCAGATAATGAAGAGAAGCAGTTTATTACAAATGGGTTTGGAAATGGTGTTGTAACCATACAAAATTCATTTGCCTTAAAGACACCACCACGAATTAACATAATGACCATACAGCCGCCAAACTCTTTTATCCAAGGCTGTGCTTCTATGACTGGTGTTATTGAAACAGACAATATCAGAAGAGACTTTACCTTTAATCTTAAAGTCACAGTTCCTAATATAGAAATCACTGTAAAAAAGGGTGACCTTGTCGGAGCCTTTATTCCAATACCAAGATATTTTGTAGATAACTTTGAAGTAAAATTTGTAGAAGATGTTTTTAGCCACGATATAAGGGTAAGAGAAGCTGACGATGCAAATGCTTTAGGTACGGAAAGAGCACAAGTTGACATAAAAGATAAGAATGGAATTGGTCGAAGATATTTTAACGGCGAAAATCCAGGTAATACAGAATATAAAAATCATCAAAAAAGAATTTAGCAACCAAGGGAGTAAGAAATGGCCTATGGCGACGATATCACCGAGGGAATACCCTATGTACTCTCCAACCCTGCAGGATCTACCGCCTATATTCCAACTGGGCCAGCCTACGAAGTAGCCTTTGCTGCTCTCCCATTCTTTCTTGCAGCATCCGATGAGCAACCTTATCGTCGAGTAACAGCGCAGTACCGTAAGCAACAGATTGACCAGTCGCGTGAACCTGGTGAGCAGACGCTCACTGGCTGGTGGGTCAGATCTCAATCCTCGTTCCATCTTGGGGCAGGCATTAAATTCTTTGAACCACAGCAGGAAGAGTCGCTACGCTTTCAATACACAGAGTCTAAAGGTTTAGATGTCTGGACTAGAGGCCAAGCAACACTGCTAAATACCACAGCATCTTTTAATGCAGGAGCTGCAGCGCCACAACTTATAGGTGTCAATGATGGCACCAATGATTGTATATTAATTACAGATGGCACAGCAATAAAAAAAATTACAACTGGTGGAACTTCTAGTACTTACACACAGGCTGGTACAGCCTCAACTATCTTTAGCCTTACCACTAACGGTAAGCAATACTTTTTTATCAATGGCAGCCACGTCCATCGCGGCAACCTTGCTGGAACTACTAGCGATACTGAAATCTATAATGCTTCCAGTACTACTCGCGCCACTATCCGCTATGTAAAGCAGCGCCTAATTGCTGCTATCGGTAGTGCCATCTATGAATTAGATCCTAACAACGCATCCGGTGCTTTACCTACTGCCTTATTTACCCATCCTAACTCATCTTGGGTCTGGTCTTCTATCTCTGAAGGACCACAAGCTATCTATATCTCAGGTTATGATCCTAATGGAACCTCATCATCTGTCTTTAAGATTGGCCTAGATACTGCAAATGCTAACACTTTGGGTTTTCCAGAATTACTAACACCTACCGTTGTTATTGATATGCCACAAGGTGAACGCAT